CGCATGAAGCGCATAGCCCACGCAATGGCAACACCCAATGTTGATTTAGTTCGACAATATGGTGTTCCCTTACTTGATGTTCTTCACTCAGTGATCGAAGCTGCCAAAACAGCTCGCGATTATGTTGGGGAAGAACTTTTGAAATTTTTGCTAGATTTATTTACGACTTTGTATAATATCTACAAGAATCCTGAATGGGCTGGTATTCTTCTGAACATCACTAATTTCTTTGTAAGAAATTTTCAACAAAAGCATGCTGATTTGGCACTTTCTTGGTTTAGACAAGCCTTTGAGATTGCTTTTTCACAAGCTGATGGAGATTTTTCTTACTCTGATTATATTCTCTCTTTTTTCAAGATGTCGGATTCGTTCTTGAATGATCGAATTTGGGAGAATATTAGTGATTTCTTCACCAAGATTATGACTTTGTATGTTGCAGGTAAAGAGGTGATTTCTGTAGAGACTTTGAATTTTGAGACAATTTGCAGTAAATTCAAGGAGTTTAGGAGTAAGATCCCTGATCTCACTGATGTTATTGAGATGGCTTTTGAAGCTTATAAGTTTGTTACAGGAAATTGGGCCAACATTTGTTCCGGTGATTGGAATAAACTATTGCTGGGCCGTGATGAGACAAAAGTTTTTGAGCTTGAAGTTCGTGAACTCGAACAAGCTTATAATTTTGTTTTATCAGGTCAAGAAATTGAGCTTAAGAGTATTTATGGTATTTCACCTGATACTTATGAGGCCCGATTGAAGAAAGCGGTTGATACTGCAAAGAAGTTAATTGTTCGCGCTACTAGCGTGCAACAACGGATGAGTATTTCAAATTTTATTCGAAAATTGACTGACATGCAATCCAATCTTTGGGCACGAAAGGCTGATGCTCCATCCAAAGAAGAAGCTTATGCTATCAAGATGGCTGGACCTTCCAGTTGTGGTAAGTCTACCATGATAAAATTGATGACTAAGACCATTTTGAATGCATATGGACGAAATCCTTCTGAAGGTGGAAGTGTTGTATTTACAAATCTCGATGAGAATTATGAGTCAACTATTTTACCTTCCCACCGAATCATTGTTGCTGATGATGTTGCCAATAATAAAAACAGTAAACCAAATTATGATCGGTTGTTGAATTATGTTAACACCATTCCACGACCACTTGAAAAAGCGTCTGCTGATGAAAAAGGTAAATATTATCCAGGTAATGATGCTGTTATTGCGACGACGAATGATGAAACTATTAGAGCCATGGAGTGTTCCGTGTGCCCTGAGAGTATTCTTCGTCGCTTTGCACTTGATGTTGAAGTGTCTATTCGGGAAGAATATCGCAATGAATTTGGTGGACTCAGAAAACAAGACACTCTTCGTTTTGATGTATATTCTCTTGTCCTCAAGAGATTTCAATATATTGAAATGAATGAGAATGGACGTCGGAATATTGTTTGGGATGTTATACCACGTTCCGAATGGAACCCTTATGAGGATGCTGAACATGATTTCCATGCCATGTGTTCATTTATTGCCAAGGACATCGCTCAGCATCGGAAGCGTCAACACAGCCAAACAGTAATCCAAAAACAATTGGATGGTTGTGGTTTTTGTGGCGTATGTGGATGCCCTGATATTATTTGCTCTTGCGTTCCCGATATTTCATTGAAAGATGATAAGGTAGAGGCTGTTGCAATGATGAATTTTCAAAGTTATTGGCAAGGTATGAATACCCAAGAACTTTGGGATCTGCGAGCATCACTCACTAATATGGGTTTCTTTCTCAGGAATACATCTAGAACTTCAATTTTGTGGTATAAGATGTATAAGGATAGAGCTTGTTATGTGCGTGGACTTATGATCATGATATTGAGCGGACTCTTTTGTACCATTCTTGGAGCAAGGTTAGCCCAGACTCTATCATTCTCATCCCTTGGGTATATGTGTCTTTTGTATACTAGAACAATTCAGCAGATTGATGACGAAATTTCTCGTCGGCAAGATCGATTGTCCAGTCTGTGTGAAGATGTTTCTGTTCATTTAGAAAACAATTCTCGAAAGTATTTTGCTATTAGTGGTGGTGTTTTCCTTGCTTATGGCCTTTACAAGGCGTTAAAACCTTTTTTGGCCAAAGAGACACAGGATAAAACGTCTTACCTTGGCCCTCTTGTGGATCATTTCTCAAAAACACTCGATTGTCCTGCAAAGGGTGAACATGTGTTTGAGATCCAAGATCAAAGAGATTACAAGGAAGGTTATTCCCGATTACCACCAAAAGACACTGCAGTTTCAAGAACTACAACTAGTTCTGATCTGCAGTGCTCTTTGGCAAGAGCATTGAGAGTTGTTGTGATAAAGTCGAAAGGACAAATTTACGGTACTGTGAATGGAATTATGGTTGCATCTAATGTAATCATGGTACCAGCGCATGTAGTACCATACGTTTTTCCTTTTGATATTGAGACAACTACTACACCTGGTGTTCCCAGTGCCAGGACGAAGGATCAAAAGTTAACAGAAGAATATTGCTATATTGATCGTGAACATGATCACGCATTTATTCATTTGTCTTCGAGTCCAGCAAGCACTGATTATTCAAAGTTCTTTCCAGAAGAATATCCCACTTTTTATAACAGGTCAACTGTTTTATTGTGGAAATCTCCTGAGAATGAAGTGAAAATTAGTAAACAGGCTGCACGCCCCAATCATGAGGGTGTGAAATACGCTGGTTTTCTTGAACATCCTGGTTGGTTGTGGGGACAAAAGAGTAAATTTACCGTTCTTGAGGTCTCGAAAGGTGAAGGTCTTTCCTACAATACAGAATTTCGCGGTTTTGGTGGTTTGTGTGGAGGTTTGTTGGTTGATGCCAATCTTGGAATCATTTATGGTTTCCATGTTGCTGGCATTCCCAACACACATCAAGGCTGGAGTACTTGTGTACTCCAATCACACATCAAAACAGCGATTTCTTCATTGAAAAAGACGAGCCCTAGCCTCGTTGTCCATTCTTCAAATACTGTTTCTGTTGATACTTATGGTCTTCCTTATTCTTTATCGAATGAGAAACCACTTTACCTTCGTGAAGATGGTACAAAAGATAAGACTGTAGTTTCTTTTCTAGGGAAAATGTTGAAAGATGGACAACCTTTGGAGAGTCGTGCACGTACGCCATATATGCGCACACCCTTTAAAGGGATCGAGGAAAATTTGGGTGCTAGAAAGCACCGCCCACCTACCAAACCAAATGATGTTGCTAAGGGAATGAAGACCTTAAACAAGTTAACAAACCCTGTGCAACACTATGAAGGAGATATTTTGAAATTGGCAATTGTTGATTATCAAGAACATACTCTTAATACTATCCGAAAAGATCCTGAAGCTGCTGATATTTTGAGAATTTATTCTCAGGAGGAAGCAATGGATGGAATCGGAAAGTTTGGTTTAGGTGGTTTGCCCAATGATACTTCTGCCGGCTTTCCCATTCAGAAATCAAAGAAACATTGTTTGAAACGCGATGTTATGGACGAGACTCTCGTCCAGGTGCCGCGTGAATTCAATGATAATTTTGATATTCAGAGTGAGATTGATAGAACTTTAGAATGTTGGAGTAACAACCTACGTTCCGAATCAATCTATAAAGCTAGTAGTAAAGTCAATGAACTTTTACCAGAAGAAAAAGCAATAGATAAGGTTAGGAAATTTTACGGAAGTTCCTTTGCCAATTTTGTTGCCTCCCGCCGAGCTTTGGCGGGTATCCCACAAATCATGAAGAAACATTGGAAAACGACAGAATGTTTGGTTGGAATTAATCCTCTTTCGAAAGAATGGAATGATTTTCACCAATATTTGACAGAATACAGTGTTAAAAACATGATTGCTGGAGATTTCTCTGGTTTTGATACGAGAATGGCAGCCCAAATCACAGCTGCCGCTGCAAAGATTATGGTCTCTTGGTATCGAGAAGTTGGGTGTACAGAAGAAGAGATTCGCCTCGTTGAAGGTGCTCTTTCGGATATCGTACATCCTAACATTCTCTTCGATGGAGATTTATATCGTTTTGCAAATGGAAATCCTTCTGGAAATTTGATTACTGTTCAATTGAATAGTATTTGTAATTCTATCATGATGCGATATGTATATTATGCTATGATGCCTACTATTAAAGAAAAGTTTGCTGAGAACGTTCGTTTAGGTACATATGGAGATGACAATGCTATGTCAGTTAAAAGACATTGTTCATGGTATACTCACACTTCGTGTCAGAAAGAATTCGAAAAACTTGATATTGGATACACTATGGCAGATAAAGGTGCTGCGTCACGCGCTTATATAGGGATTGAAGAGATTTCATTCCTGAAAAGAAGTTTTGTGAAGCATGAAGCACTTGATATCGTTGTTGGACCAATTGAAGAAGATTCCATCTTGAAAAGGTTTCATTGGATTAAGAAGCCGAACGAAACCCCTCTATCTTTTTCAGAGCAATTTGGAGCCTATACTGATGGAGCTCTGCGTGATAAGTACCTTTACGGGCGCGAGATTTACGATGAGTTTTCACAGAAATTGCGAAACATTGTTGACCTGAATGAGAATTTGAGAGGTGTCGTCAATTTCATCCCTTTTGATGAAATGACCCAAATCCTGAAACCAGACTATTCTGACGATTATGTGAATACAAATTTAAAACTTTTCACCGAATCTTGTGGTATTTCAGAAGAGGATCTTGATTCCAGCTCTTAAGTGAGTTGGAATATTATCCTCTAGATATTTAAAGTCTTTTCACCCCAATTGTAGATAGGTCTCCACGGAGAACATAGAGGGGGCTTCGTACTGATTACGGTTAGAGCAAAATTCGTCATTTTTCTCTAGACGCTTGCGAAGCAGCATTTTTGGACGCAAAGGTGTTGCAGCCTAATCAACTGCACCATCTCATAAAAATCAGTGATTACAAATTTTGAAATTAATAAAATGTATTATAAAATTTATATGTTATGTAAAAGTATTTGTATTTTTATTGCAACAATCTCTGCAGTATTGGGTTTCATCGCTTCTGCGATGAGCCAATTTTGTATTGTAGAGGAATTGTTGTCCAAGGTATCTGCTATCCGTTGTGGAGCAGGAGACTTGGTTGGTATGACCAAACAACAGTATGTTGATCGGTTGACGTGGTTGAAGCAATTGATGCGTTTCAATTTGTCAAATTGGCATGACCGTAAAAACTTTGAAAGGGTATCCCATATTTTGGAGACTTTGAAGCTCGATGACTCGAATGGTTCAATTCGTAAACAGCCTTATTGTATTCTTCTTACGGGGTATCCTGGATGTGGTAAATCCAGTTATGCTTTGAAACTAGCTACGGCATGTTTGAGAGCAAAATATGGAAAAGCTTACCCACACGATATCGTTACTTTGAATGAAACGGACGAGTTCCAATCCGAGTTCAGGACTTCGCATAAGGTTGTCATTTTTGATGACTTAGGTGCAGAGAATCCGAATTTAAACCCAAGGAATCCGTGGAGAAAAGTAATAGATTTCGTTAATAACATCCGAAAAACTTCATTGAATCCAAATGTTGAGATGAAGGGTAACGTTTATATTGAACCAGACCTCGTTATTATCACAACCAACCTTGGTGGAACTTTTGATACTCGCGTCTACTGTCAAGCGCCTAGTGCTGTGTACAGAAGATTGAAGAAGATATTTTTCCTTGAGGAGGGTTTTGTTGATGCGAGACCTATCATTGTAGACCAATCCCATCATTGTGAAAAATTGGAAAATGTAAGGGTTTTCGATTCCAAATCAAGCCATTGGAACGTTGGAGGATTAACTTCCAGAGAACACTTACAAAATGAAGTTGTAGAAGATTTTCTTCTTTTTGATGAGCAACAAGGGTCTTTTGTTAATGAAACCAATTCTATTTTAGATAAGGTTGATGACAAGAGTGTTTTTGCTTGTTTTTATGATGATATGATTCGTCCCTTAGTTCCTAAAGTGGCTTCTTTTCCATCTTACGTGGAAAGGCAGTTGCCTTGGTATGCAAGGTTGTATCGATCATGTTGTCAGAAAGAAGATATACCAATTTGTATGTCAGGATCTTTATTCTATTCTGATGATTCTTCAACAATTCTCGAGCCACAGAGTGGTTCTGAGATCGATGAGGAGTATGAAGAAAAGTTAGTAGATTATTTATATCATCACATAAAC